TTTTCAACAACACCAGTATATAACATTTATTTACCCTTAAACAGATCAGAAATATAAGAATCTTTTATAAGTTCTATATTACACTCATGGCTCTTCATAGTTAATGAGTGATTTATTGCAGCAATGATATATTTACCAGAGAAAATTTTGTCTAATAAATCTTTATTTGTTTCGGCTTTACTTATTGGTTCTACTTGGAAAGTCTTGACGCGAATAACTTGACCAACAGTATAATCGAATCTTCCTGGAACTGTGATATTGATTTTAAAGTCTCTAGCCTGAGACAATTCAGAAATTCTTCTCTGAATATAACTAACATTGGATATATCACCGAAGCCTGTAAATTGCATAGTGCTTTTAGGTACTATTATTTTCTTAGAAGTATAGTATGATGGTAAATTTTTAGATACTGTTTGATATGGATTTAAATGTCTTTTCTGTTTAAAGTTCGTGTAAATTTCAAAGTTCTTAACATGTATTTGTTTACTAGTTAAATCATGAGAGTATAATCTCGACGCAATCATACCATTTTGCATACGCTCAATAGTATTAAAACCATCAGTTACATGAAAGTCTGTTATTCTTTGATAATCTAGATTCACATTTCTTGCAGAAGTACCTGTTGGATTAACGATTTGTGTAAAATCTGAATAGTTAAATTCTTGCTTAACTTTGTTTTCTTCAGACATTAATAAATCGATAGATCCAAAATTAAAACCATCTCTATTTTCAAAGAAAATATAAGAAGGAGATCCTCGTGTGTTAACTGCATGGTCAGTTAAATAATTTACATTTTTTAAAGGAGACCAATAATTTGAAACATACTTAATACTGTTCTTAGTTTCTTCGATGTTAACTTTCTTTGCAGCATTGAAGCCAACAGATTTATCGTGTAACAATTCTTTAACGATATCGGAAACTTTACCTTGATATGCTCTGCTCAATTTAACATTAACGTCACTTAAAAATTCTCTAGAAATAAAAGACAATTCATATAATACACTTCTATTAGCATCAAATTCGCGATTTTTTAATTTATGTATATAAAATTGACCGCTTATCTTTCCACCAAGTTTTTCTAGTGTTGGAGTATAGATCGTTAGGTCTAAAGATTCCTGACCAACAAAAGGTAGCGCGTTCATAAAATCAAGAGAATCTTTAAAAATTAAAGTTCCTGATATGAAGGGTGAATACATATCTTCATATATTTGTATACCCAAGATTTGATTTTTTACATCAAATTGCACGCCTGTAGATGATACTATAGAACACTTCTCTAACGCAAAATCTCCGGCAAAACTTAAAATATCTGTCATATTATTTGGTCATCACATTAGAAAATTCTGTCATTATTTGATCCAGATATGCTTTAGGTATCACTCTTAAATTTCTCTTGGCTTCATTAATTGAAAATTCGTATTCATTATTTGTGACTGGCAGCACATTATATGGATAATCAATTTCAGATAAGGTGAAACTTGCAACTATCTCTTCCACTAAGTCACCAGAAGAATTCTGAACATATTGCACAATATTGATTACATCACTAGCAGAAAATGAACCTGCCATTAATAAAACATTAACTCTTTTAGATGCACTGTCAATACTTTCAATGATTCCAGTATAACTATCTGATACTCCATTTATTACTATTTGTGTTTTAAGAAACATGCCAGCAGTCATTCTGTCATAAATATAAACAATTTGTTCTTCATCATCTACAATTTCGGTAAATGTGAAATTCGGGATTGACATAATCTGATAACCAGGAACTGTTTTACCATTCAAATTAACAAAGTGATGAACGTCAAAATCTCTATCTCCATACTTAGATTTAATCATGGCACTAAGTTTGTTTCCATCTAACGGAAAGTCGTTTATATAATCATATCGATCATTAACTAACATTATAACCCAATGATACAATGGAGAGCCATATAATTTTTCAGATATAATCTCTGGAGTTTCTCCGTCTATTACAGTGTATGCATTATATAACAATAGTGAATTTAAAAATTCTTTTCTAAATCTTATATTTTGTGTTATATCTTTAACTACAACTAACTCTCTAGAATTATTTAAACCAGTTTTGAAGTCGTATGCTAACTTGTTGAAATCGTCGAAGTACATTAGAATCCTTTCTTGATCTCTTCTTTGGTAAGAATAGCAAGTTCTTTAAATGTCATTTGAACATTAATTTGCGGCGGCGCGCCATTACCGAATGCGTTGAAATTTCCGTTTGGAGTATAGTTAACCGACATATTCGTCAACACACAAGATGTATGTTTAAATAGTGCTTCGTTTTCTTCATTCAAATGATAGTAATGAATATCGAATTCTGACGGAAATAAGAAAATAAAACTAGCAGCATCTTTATATTCTGGATGCATATGTAACTTAAACATTTTAATTATGTTTTGTACATTTCTATACTCTGTGGAGTCTCTTGGTGCGAATTGATATTCAAAAGTGAACGTTCTAAAATCAACACCTTTGAATAATTGTTCTTTCTTTGGGTTCGCAGCTAACCCGGAAATGGCAGACAATCCAGATGGTCCACCTGCAAGTGCCGCTGCTGTGATCGCGCTTCCAGCTGTCTTTAAAGCCTGCCCAGCCTTATCTGCATTCCAATCTTTCGCTGCGCCAATTGCTTGCTGACTCATTTTAGCCGCTGCTTGGAATAATCCAGTATCTTCAGCATCCCACTGCATACCATATGTTGCAGTTAATTGATTTGGTGTATGTAGAGCGATAGCAGTCTGTAACCGTTTTTGCTGTCTAGTTATTTTACCATCACTAGTGGCAGCGACTGCCACTCCAGATCCAAATCCTAGTGCTGCTCCTGGCGCAGCACCGCCACCGCCACCCAAAGAACCAAATATGGTACCACCCAAAAGTCCAGTTAGCGTTGCAGCTGCAACGACATCAACTTGACTATATCCTTGTTTAGCGATGGAAGCTCTAAATCTTTCGCTATCATTAATTTCTACAGTTTGCAGATTATCTTCAGTTATCAACTTAGAATCAATAGGAACGTTAATATAAAATACAACATAGTTACCACCATATTTTCTAGTAGAGTCAAACAAATCATTTGGATATGATAAAGATCCTACTGAATATTTTCCCAGGTTTTGTCCAAATCCATTATCATCTCCAACAACACTGTTAAAATTATCATTGTATGTATTCTGAGAATTTATGCTGTTATATGGATTTCCCTGTCTAGAATTAAATGCCCTATTAGACAGATCTGAATCTAGAGGATTTCCAGAAATCGTAGTAGAAATAAACTCTCCTACATAATTTCCTAAGTCGTCATATGGCATTTGTGTTATCCTAAATAGTTATTGGTAAAATTTAACTCTCTATTATTTATATGTTTCATAAAAGAAAATATGCTCCAGTCAATCCGGAAAAATATTCCGGAGACCAGACAAATATAATAATGAGATCTTCTTGGGAAACGAGGTTCGCTTCTTGGTGCGACCACAACCCGAGCGTGATTAAGTGGAAATCTGAAGAAACCATAGTTCCTTATAGATGTCCCTTGGATAACAAAATACACCGATATTTCGTGGACTTTCAGATACAAGTAAAACAAAAAGACGGAAAATTAAAAACGTATATCGTAGAGATTAAGCCTGACTATCAAACTAAACCTCCAGTGCATCCTGGAAAAACAACTAAGCGTTATTTAAATGAAGCTGCTACCTTTATGAAAAATCAAGCTAAATGGGAAGCTGCTAAAAACTGGTCTAAGGACAGAGGTTATGAGTTTATTATATTCACAGAATATCATCTTGGTATAAAATAAAATGGCTAGCAAAACACCACTAAACGATATATTCGTAAAGCAACATTACGATTTACACAATATTAGACTAAGATCTAAATCTTGGTATGAGCAGCAAATACTTCTCTTAAGTAAAAAGAGAATAACACCAAATAAAATACTCACGAACAATAACGAGGCACTGCAGAGTAGAATTCTTCCTGGTAATTTATATTTATATAAATATGACCCAAAATATAAAGAAGAGTTGCCTTATTATGATATGTTTCCTATGGTTTTCCCGTGGAAAGCATATAAAGAAGGCTTCATCGGATTAAATATGCATTACTTGCCTATTCCACTTCGTGTGAGGTTAATGGATAGCCTTCTTATGTTTAAGAACAATGATAAGATGGATCAAACTACTAGATTAAAGTTTTCCTGGCAAATGATCGATGGCATGAGTAAATTTAAGCTGGCAGAACCCTGCGTTAAACAATATCTGTACGATCATGTTAAATCTCCATTCGTAAAAGTTAATTCAAACGATTGGGCGACCGCAATGATGTTACCGCTAGAAAGATTCGCCAAAGCATCACCAACAAAAGTATGGAAAGATTCAACTAGAAAATGACAACATTATCACAATTCATAACAGAAGTAAAAACTGGTGGTATAGCTAAAACTAACAGATACTTGATAACATTTGAACAACCAAACATATTCACAGCGAATAATGAACTTAAGCGTAAGTTAGCTATGTTTTGCAGCCAAACTCAGCTGCCTGGAGTTAATATTTCTACATTTCAATCTAGAACGTTTGGTGAAACTAGAGAAATTCCGTACGAGCGACTGTTTGATAATGTTAATTTTACATTTTACGTAGATAAAGATATGCTCATAAAGACTTTCTTTGATAGTTGGATAAATGGAATACAAGACACTAGAACACGAACATTTAATTATTACAAAGACTACATAACAGATATAGAAATAAGAGTTTATGATAAACAAGATGCCTCGATATATTCAGTTAAATTATTTGAGGCATACCCAAAAACAATAACACCTATTTCTCTTGGATATGATCAGAAAGATATTATGCAGATTCAGGTGTCAATGAATTACAAATATTGGGAACCTTCAGTTTATACTAATAATAAAGAAGAGATCTTAGATGCTAACGGAATTTCTACTGGTTTGTTTTTTAATAACATAC